ATTCCCGCCCCTTAACTTATGGAATTATCCATTGAATAAAGAAGAATATATTGCCAAACAGAATCTTGCTCAGCTGCAACAGATTCCTCACGTTGGGAATCCTGCGGATTCTGCCGGGAGCGTCAACGCCATTCAATATGGCGGAGATCATTATAAGCACAAAGCTATTCAGCCTTGGGATTATATCGAAAGTAATAAGATGGGCTTTCTTGAGGGGAGTATCATCAAGTATGTGAGTCGATACCAAGATAAGAATGGTATTGAGGACTTATACAAAGCACGGCATTTCTTGGACAAACTGATCGAGGTACGTATTGAAAACTCGTCCCGATCTAAGGCACCATGAAATATTGCCCAACATGTGATGCATATCATGACTATATAGGAGCATCATGCTTGTCTTATCCTGTTAGCAATCCTGTTGGTGGTCGTACGGTTGCTTGGGACGCTCAGCAGGAAGTGAATGACTTGAAGAAACGGGTAAGCGAACTTGAAGCTCAACTAAAAAGGCTCGGTAAATGAGGACATCTGATATCGTAGTAACCCTTATTGATCACATGGGGACTGACCTTAGTGTGGTGAACGCTGCTCGTGTGAGCTTTGATAAAGAGAGTACGTGGGCATATGATTCTCGTGTTGGGGAGGTACTTCATAATAACGATGTAAAGCTTATCCAGTACCTAGCCAAGCACAAGCATACCAGCCCCTTCAATCATGCTTTCATGACCTTCCGGGTCAAGGCACCCATCTTTGTGGCTCGACAGTTGGTCAAGCACAAATTTATGCCTTGGAACGAAGTAAGCCGTCGGTATGTGGATAGTGAGCCTGAGTTTTATATCCCAGATAGCTATCGTGCTTCAGTTGATAATGTGAAGCAAGGCTCCGACCAAAATAAAACTATTTTAATGGTGCGGTATGGTAATGGCTTCGAGTCCCCTAAAGAAATCATTGAGACTCTTTGCCAAGAGTCACTGGATGCGTACAACAGCTTGTTGGCTGGAGGTGTGTGTGCAGAGCAGGCACGAATGGTACTTCCACTTAACACCATGACAGAGTGGATTTGGAGTGGTACGTTAGGAGCCTTTGCTGATATGCTCCGTCTACGTCTTGACCCACATGCTCAGTATGAATCCCGAATCGTAGCACAACTGATTCTCAAGGAGGTAGAGAAGCACTTTCCAGTTAGCATTAAGGCACTATTGGATGGTTGATGTGACAGTAGAAGAACTCAAGGAGCGTATCGTAGAGCGCATGGACGCTGACGAACTCCTTGAGGTCTTGGAAGTAGGTATTGAAGAATTGGTAGAAGCTTTCCCGGATAAGATTGAGGATAACTATGAGCGACTCGTACAAGAACTATTCGACGAATTTGGAGAAGAGGAAGATTCGTAAAAAGCGAACTGAACACCGGGAATGGAAGGAGGCAGTAGAAGCTGCCGAGCGGAGGGAATGGGAGAAGTACAAGCAACTACGTGCATATCTGCATGCTAAAGGGGAGCTTGAGGAATGATCTTTGTCTTTGGTTCTAATTTAGCAGGTCGGCATGGTAAAGGTGCTGCTCTGTTTGCTAGACAGAATCATGGGGCTATCTATGGCCAGGGATTTGGGCATCAAGGAAACAGTTTTGCTATCCCCACAAAGGATGGGAGAAGTCGAACACTTCCTTTATCCCATCCAGCACAGACGCTTCCCTTAGAAACTATACAGGAGTATGTGGATGCTTTTCTGGTTTATGCAAAAGATCACCCAGAGTTAACATTTGAAGTGGCTGAGATTGGGTGTGGCTTAGCCGGGTATACCCCACAGCAGATTGCTCCGCTCTTTAAAAACCATACCGCTAATGTACACCTTCCAGAACGCTTTAAGCACATATTAGGAGAATAAAAATAGAGATCAAAAGATTTAAAACCAGCTTTGCAGAGAACATTTTCCGTAACAAGTATGCACAGGGTGTGAGTGATTCATGGGACGCTCTTGCTGAACGCCTAATTGATGATGTGTGTGGTACTCGTAATGGAACACTAAATCCCCTGATGGGGGAAGAGGACCGTCGGCAGTTGACCCGGTTCATCAAGGAAATGAAATTTATTCCGGGAGGTCGGTATCTCTATTATGCAGGACGTGAATTCAAAGCCTACAACAACTGCTACCTGCTTCGAGCCGAAGAAGACACCCGTGAAGAGTGGGCTAATGTGGTTTGGCGAGCTATGTCTTGCCTTACTACTGGTGGTGGTATTGGAGTGGACTACTCTATACTTCGCCCTAAAGGTAGGATTCTTCGAAGAACCGGAGGAAAAGCAAGTGGTCCCATCCCTCTTATGCAAGCGGTCAACGAAGTCGGACGGAATGTTATGCAAGGAGGTAGTCGTCGTAGCGCCATCTACGCATCCCTGAACTGGCAGCATGAGGACATTCCTGACTTTCTAAAGATTAAGGACTGGTCTTCTATTCCAATTGGTAATGATGGAATGACAGTGGCAGCCGCAAAGATGGCTGACTTCAATTTCCCAGCACCGTTGGACATGACCAACATCAGTATCAACTACGACGACCAGTGGCTCAACAAACCTGATCGCCACTTAGATGCTACATTCCTTGAGAACTGTCGTCAGGCTATGAAAACAGGTGAACCGGGCTTCTCGTTCAACTTTGGAGACAAACAGAATGAAACGCTTCGTAATGCTTGTACAGAAGTTACGTCAGCAGATGATTCGGATGTTTGCAACCTTGGTTCTATTAACATGGGGAATATTAACGATATTGATGAATTTGCTGATGTGGTCCGTCTTGCTTCTAAGTTTCTTGTTTGTGGAACCCTCCGAGCAGACCTCCCTTATGATAAAGTTCGAAAGGTTCGTGAACAGAACCGCCGCCTCGGTCTCGGACTCATGGGAATACATGAATGGCTTCTTAAACGAGGCTCTAAATACGAAGTAACACCTGAACTTCACAAATGGTTGGAGGTTTACCGTGATGAATCCAAAGCATCAGCAGATGCTCATTGTGAGAGACTTTATATCTCTAAGCCTGTCGCGTATCGTGCAATTGCCCCAACAGGATCAATTGGAATCCTTGCAGGGACTACGACAGGGATTGAGCCTCTCTTTGCAGTTGCTTATAAACGACGATATCTTACAGATGGGACCGTTTGGAAATACGAGTATGTCGTCGATAGCACAGCCGACCTCCTCATCCGAGAGTACGGACTCGACCCAGAGTCAATTGATACTGCCTACAAGCTAAGCCATGATTTTGAGCGACGAATCAAATTCCAAGCGGACGTACAAGATTATGTTGACATGTCAATTTCGAGTACCATCAATCTGCCTGCTTGGGGAACTGCCGGAAACTCTGAACAAGATGTCACGAAGTTTGCAGAAATTCTTTCGAGGTATGCTTCCCGACTCCGCGGATTCACTTGTTATCCAGATGGAAGTCGAGGAGGTCAACCCTTGACGGAAGTACCCTACAGCGAAGCCATTGCTAACGTGGGTACGATCTTCGTTGAGAACGATATTTGTGACTTACGTGGTGGTGGAGTGTGTGGGTCGTAAACACTCCATAGAAGAGTGGAAGGGCCAGTACATAGGTGACTGGCTCATTCTAGATTACTCTCACTATATGAATGAGCACTATTGGTTAGTTCGATGTGGTTGTGGGAAAGAGGAACCACGGAGGGCTAGTCAACTACGACTAGGTAGAACAAGCTCATGTAGGACTTGCGCAGCTTCTAAACGGGAGAATGAGAAAAGCCCGTATTGGAAAGGTATGGGTGGTATCTCTTATCAGTATCTTAATAAACTATCGTATCGAAATAAAGAGGTGCTAGTCGTGATGGAGGATTTGGTAGAGGCGTGGGAGAGGCAGAAGGGAAGGTGTGTCTATTCTGGAGTACCTTTGTCTCTTGTATATAAAGACACAAACTGGTCACAATCTACAGCATCTATTGATAGGATTAATTCATCTATGGGATATATTCCAGGAAATATTCAGTGGGTACATAAAATGGTAAATCAGATGAAGATGGATATGGAGGAAACTGAGTTCGTAGCTTGGTGTACAACGATTGCAAATTACTCACGGGGCACTTGTGGGTCTTAAGTTCGGGACTATCTTCGGTGCTCAGGTAGGCTTTGAAATCTTCACCAAGCAGGACTTTGAAGGGGCCGGACTTCCGGCTCTATGGGGATTCATGGTTAACTTGTTGTTCTTTCGAGTGACCGTTACTAAATACGAGTAGTAAATAAAAAGGGGAGCCCGCAAAGGCTCCCCTTTCTTTTAGCTCATAAAGAGCTTAGCTTCCTCATTTCGGCGGGCTGTCAATCCTGCTAACTCCCTTCCTCCAGATTTGTTCCACCGCAGCAGCTGCGCTGCCGCACCTGCATAGTCACCTGTGTTGAGCAACTTCAGCAAGGTACTCTTCCCCAAATTCCCAATACCAAGATTAAACACGAAGTCAGCAAGAGCTTCAAACTGATTAGGTGTCAGAGGAACTCTTACCAACTTCCGTACACCATCTTCCGCCTCTTTCATGTCATCCACTAGGAAAGCCTCGGCTTGTTCTAAGGTGATCTTATCTCCCTTCTTGACACCTTTCGTGTGTCCATAGCCAATGGTCCAGACACCAGCAGGGCATTGATAAGCCTCCAAACGGAGGCCCTCAAAGCGTTTCGTCATTTCATACATTAACGTCCTTCCTTAATGTTAAGAGCACCTCGGAATCCACCTTGTGCATTCTGAAGCATCTGTTGTTGAGATTGAGACAGATGACGATACTCATTCCAAGTCGTCAGTTTCGATACGAAGCTATCAGGACTCTCTCCATACTTAGCTGCACGTTCAACATACCGCTTAAGCTTTGTA